TTAGGAATTAAAAGATTATGGCGAAAACTATTTCAAATAAAATAAAAGAAATAGTTTGGCATAATGAAAAAAGAAAAATTAGCGAATTAAAACCTTTTGAAGGAAATCCAAGAAAAGCTGGGGAAAAAGAATATCAAGATTTAAGTAAGAGTTTGGAAAGATTTAATTTAGCTGACCCTTTAATAATAAATACTGATGGAACAGTTATTGGCGGAAATTTTAGATTGAAACTTCTAAAAGAAAGAAACATTCAAGAAATTGATGTAAGAGTGCCAAATAGAACTTTAACAAGAAAAGAGGCAGAAGAGCTAAACCTAAGATTAAACAAAAATCAAGGGAGTTGGAATTTAGATTTATTAGCCAATTTTGATGAGGATTTATTAAAAGATGTTGGCTTTGAGAGTGAAGAATTAGATGAGATATTTGGATTAGAGATAGATGAAGAGTTTGATGTGGAGAAAGAATTAAATAAATTATTAAAAACTACAAAACGGCGAGTAAATAATGAAGATGTTTGGCAATTAGGAGAACATTTGCTTTTAATTGGAGATTGCACAAAAAAAGATAATTGGGAAAAATTATTAAGGAATGAAAGATTTGATTTTCTTTTAACTGACCCGCCATATAAATTGGCTTATACTCAAAGAGTAAGAAAAATAAAAACTAAAAATGGAACAAAATTAAAAAAAGATAAAATTTACAAAAGTGTAGGATTAACAAATTCAAAAGGAAAATTTAAAGGATGGATAAAAACAAAAAAAGGATTTGGTTATAGAAGCCAAAGAAGTTATTTAGGAGTAGAGAAAAAAGGAGGGGTGCCAGATTACGATGAATGGCTTTCAATCGCAAATGAATTTCAAAATTCTAAAGGAGCAAATGTAATGATTTTTGAAAATTGGAAAAATACCGTTGCGCTTTGGCAGGCAATAGAAAAATATTGGAAAATTAAAAATATGATTATTTGGTGGTTGCCAAATAGGTATCAAGGATTTTCAAAACCATATAGTTTTTTTAATAAATATGATATCGCTCCTTTAGCTGGAAAAGGAGTATTCAACGAAGAATACGAAAAAGAATTGGAAGATTATTTAAAGGAAAAAGGACAAAAACTTTTAGACACTTATGAAGTGATTTTGTATGGACAAAAAGGGGAAAGTGAATGGGACAGAAGAAAGGATTCGAGATGGGGAAAAGTTTCAGACCATATAACTTGGACAGAAACAAAAGCATCAAGTGGACAAAATATAATTTTTGGCACAAAGCCAATTCAAATATTAGTGCCCTATATTAAGATATTAAGCCCAAGAAATGGAATAGTTATGGATTGTTTTGCGGGCTCAGGTTCAACAATTATTGCCTGTGAGATAATGAAAAGAAGATGCCGAGCAATAGAAATTGAACCACTTTACGGAGAAGTTATTTTAACAAGATGGGAGCAATTTACAGGCAGAACAGCTAAAAAACTCTAAAAATCATGGAAGCAAATACACCGAAAAAATCACCAAAAGACAATTTAAGACCGCCCTGGAAACCAGGTGAAAGTGGTAATCCACAAGGAAGACCTAAAGGACGTCTTAATAAGACAACTATTTTTTTGATAGCTCTAAAAGAAGTAGCAGAAGCTTTGAGGTTTGGTAAGGAACCAGATAGAGTTAAAATTGAATTGGTTAAACGTGGATTTAGAGAAGGGTTAGCGGGTAATTATCCTTTTTGGCATAAGATGATGATATTGCTTGGATTAGCGGAAGAAGATATTGCAAAGGTAAGTGGTAAAATAGAAGTAGAAATAGAACAAAAAATAAGAACTGATCCCGCATTTAAAAAGGCAGTTAAAATTTATAATGAAGAAATTAAAAAACAATATAGAACTACAAGAGATAATCGCCGAAAGCACATTGGCTTGGATAAAAAATGAAAACATAAAAAATGAAAAAGGCGAGCCAATTGAGTTTGACCAGCATTGCTTTTTATTAGACATTTACACTGATGATGCCAAAATAATTGTTATTAGAAAAGCAGCCCAAGTGGGAGTTTCAACCTTTGCTATTCTAAAAGAATTGCACGATGCGAAATACAAGGGTATCAATCAAATCCATACTTTGCCAACCAGAGATGATGTCTGGAAATTCGTGCCCGATAAAGTAGATGGAATAATTAAAGCCAATCCGAGCATACAAATTACAGGTAAAAATGAAGTAGAACAAAAACAAATTGGAAAAGCATTTATCTATTACAAAGGAACATTTATGGAAAAGGAAGCAATCATGCTGACTAGCGACCGCAATATCTATGACGAAGTAAACAAAAGTAATGCTGAAGTTATCCGGGATTATAGGTCAAGATTAGGCGCCTCAAAAATCGGAGAAGAAATTTATATTAGTACGCCAACAATTCCTAACTTTGGAATTGATGCTTTATGGGATCAATCAGACCAAAAGCATTGGCGATTTAAATGCCCGAAATGTAAAACTTGGCAACATATGGAATGGGAAAAGAATGTGGATTTTGATTTCAAAAAATATGTTTGCCAAAAGTGTCGCCAGGAATTAAAACCAGAAACAATTAAAAGCGGAAGATGGGAAGCAAGATTTCCAGGTGAAGAAATATCAGGTTATTGGATTCCCCAAATGATAGCACCTTGGCGAACTTGCGCTGATTTGATAAAAGAATTAGAAAGCGCTGAAGATGAGCAATACTTTTACAACTTCATTTTGGGGATGCCTTATATCTCGCCAGAGACTCAAATTCCTGCCAGCTTAATTTACAAAAATTTAATTAGCAAGCAAGGACAAGACGAAAGGAATTCAGCAATGGGGGTTGATGTTCAACTGCGGGAACTTTATGTAATCATTGGCAATGAAAAAGGTGTTTTCGGAATTGCCAGGATAGAAGATAAGCCAGAGAAATCAATGTGGGATAGATTGGCGGAATTAGTAGAAGTATATGAGGTAAGATTTGGAGTGATAGATGCGGAATTTAACACCAATGATGTAATGAAATTTGCCAGAAGATTTCCTGATAAGATTTATATGCATTATCATAGATTAGAACCAACAGAGGCAAAAATGGTGAAATTTATGGATGAAGTTCCTTTTACCGCCAAACCAAAAGATTGGGAAGAAGAGATAAAAGTGTTCAGTAATATTAATCGGGTGCAAGATGATGTGATAGCTGATTTAAGACAAGGAAAAATTAAGTTTAATTTTGAAAAAGGCGATAGCAGAATTGATGAGTTAATAAGTCATATGCAAACGATGTATGCCAGAACAGTCACTGATAAATTTGGGCAAGAACATCGGGAATGGACAAGCACAACAGGGAAAAATCATTTCTGGGATGCGCTATGTGAGTTTAAAATTGCTCTTGATAAAAAATTGCGCCATGAAACAAAATAAAAACAAATTAAGATTTCTTTATATTTGCCCAAATAAAAAGTGCGGAGCGGTTATTTTAAAAACCGAAAAATATATAGAGGGGACAGCAAAAATAAAATGCCAGAAATGTGCCAAGATATTTGAGCTTGACAAATTATTAGTTAGAAGAATATAATAAATAAAATGGAACAAGAATGCGAACATAATTTTTTAGAGAGAAGAGGCGGAAGCGAAACCAAAGAGATGGGTATTTCGATTAGTAAAAGAACTGATTATTATTGTATTAAATGCGGAAAACAGCTTTCGTTTGAAGAGATAGACCAACAAGCAATATTGAATAAAATAAATCTGGCATGTAAAAAGCTTTCTCTTGCTTTACGTAAAAAAAGTTTTAAAAGAAATTAAAAAATTTAGGCAAAGAGAAATTACCTCAGAAGAAGTGGGGCAAAGATATGAAGAACTTTTAACTCTTATTTTATCTTGGCAGGAAAGACTAAAATAAGCCCTTGACAAGATTTCTTGTTTTTAATAAAAAGAAAGTAGAGGATTATTAGGATTTACGAATCCCGACTTACGAGTCGATCCTCAACTAAAAGCTGAGAAATTGGCTTTAGTTTGAGTTTTGATTTAGAGGTCGGGATTTTTATTTCAAAAAAATGGCAGAACCATATCATCCAACAGAAGAAGAGGCAGCTTTAATTGAAAAATGGAAAAAAAGATTTAAAAAGGCAAAAGATTTTCGCAGACCATACCAAGCAAAATGGTTGCGGATGTATGAACTTTACCGAGCCTATAAGTATCGAAGCAAATATGCCTACCAAACTAAATTGATGCCACCGATTGCTTTTGAGATTGTTGAAACAGTTAAGCCAAGATTAGCAGCAGCAAAAATGAATATCAGAATTTTACCCCGAGGAAAAGAAGATGTTAATTCATCAGCCATAGAAGCTTGGAATGATTTAATCAAATACGATTTGGATGCAATAAATTTTGATGACCGCAAGATTAAATGGATAACTTCGGCTTTGCTTTACGGAGATGGAATCGCTCAATTAACTTGGAACCCAGGAGAAGAAGATGATGGCGATCCTCATTTAGAAATTCAAGACCTTTGGCTATTCTATCCAGACCCTGAAGCAACTAGCTTGCAAGATAGTAAATTTGAAATCGTTTTATTGTATAAAACAAAAGAGCAATTAGAAAAAGAGGAAAATGCTCGAGGCAAAAATAAGCTCTATAAAAATTTAGAATATGTAGAAAATAAAAAAATCACTGATGATCCCCGCCGAGAAAGATACGCAATAAATACTAAAAAAATGGGGCAAATAGCAACAGGAGAAGGAGAAGAAAAAGAGGGAACATCTTTACAAGAAAAAATACAAGAAGAAAAAGTAGAATTATGGCAAATTTGGGATCATGAAGAAAATCGCTTAATAGTAATTGCCAATCAAGAGATAATAATCCGAGATGATGAAAACCCTTATTTGAATGTTAATAATGGAAGAACATTTATTCAATTTACAGACCATGCTTTACCTTGGGAATTTTGGGGAATAGGACATATTGAGCCAGTAGAGACAATAATTCACGAGATTGCTGATTCCAGAAATCAGGCGATGGATGATATAACTTATACCCTCGACCCAATCAGGAAAGTAAGAAAGGATGCTCATTTAACTGCTGATGATATTGTTTATGGACCAGGAGCAATTTGGGAACTAAAAAGAGCAGATGATGTGATAACTGAAAGACCTCCTGAAATTAGTAAACAATGGATAGAAAAAGATGAGATATTAAGAAGGGAAATTCAAACCTCACTGGCAATTTCAGAATATGCAATGGGAATACCAAAATCAGCTCAAGAACCATTAGGCAAGGTGGAGTTATTGTTAATGCAAACCAATATTAGATTTAGCTTATTACTTCGTCAATTTGAAATTGCCTTAACTCAATTAGTAAACAATTTGATTCAACTAAATAAAGAATTTTTGACCAAAGATAAAACTTATCGTTTAGTTGGTGAAGAGATAGATTTCAAAGAATTTAAGGCAGAAGACAAAAAAATAAAAATAGATGCCAGAGTGGAAATTGAGCCAAAGGTTGAAAAAACGCCAGAACAAAGAAAAGTTGAAGCGGTTGAACTTTACAAAATCTTTGTGGCAGAAGATAAACCAGACCCAGAAGATGCTGAAGCTGTAAAGATATGGAAGTTAAGAAAAAGAACTTTGCAAAAGATGATTTTAGAAGAATTTGGTAAAGAAGAGTATGAGGATTTGATTTTAGGAATAGAAAAAGAAGAGATGCCCAAACCAGTTCCTGAAGCACTGCCTGCACTTCCAGAAACTCCAGTAGCAGAAATTCCGCCAAAAACACCATTAATTCCTCCAGAGACGCCAATGCCAATGACCCCACCAACACCTTCACCAGCTATTTCGCCATCGCCAAGATTATTAAGAAGATTAGCGGCGAAAATTCCGTTTATTAGAAGATTTACATAAAGGTCGAGTAAAAATAACTAATTAAAAATTATGCCAAAAAGAAAAAGACGAAGACCAGAAGAAGAACTTCCAGAGAAACTTCCTGAAGAAGAAGTTTTGCCTGAGGAGGAAGAAGTCCCCAGAGTAGGATTAACGCCAACCCCAGGACCAGCTGAGGATAGAGAGGCTATTTGGACTAGAATAGAAACCGAAATAACTACTATTAAAAACGATTATATAGCAGGCAGAATTACATTGAGTGATGCAATTGATAGAATAATAACAGCTTTAAATGCCATAAGAGCTGCCGAGGCACCAGGATTAACTAGATTAGGCGTAAGACCTGAAATGGCATTCCCGCCAGGTCCAGCAACTCCACCAATTCCGCCTGAAGAAGAGACGCCGCCAGTAACATAATAAATGGCTAAAGACCTTGAAGCTCAAATTGAAGAAGGGCGGGCAATTCAGGATTTACTGCAGACTAATGGTTGGCAAATTCTTGAAGCCAAAATAAAAAAAGAGATTGAAGATGAGAGACGGGCAATTTTAGAAATAGAGGAAAAAGATATTTATTCAACCGCTGTGAAATTCATTGAGCATCAAAAAATGATGCAAGGATTAGAGCGAGTTCTGGAAATTATTAAAGAATTTTTAATTGCTAAAGAAAATGCTGAAAATCAATTAAGAGGCAGAAGATAATCTAAATAGGCAGTTCCCGTTCAATTTAATGCATAATTTGAGCTTTAGGAAAGTGAATTAAAAAAACATGGTAAAAATTTTAGGAACAAAAATTTTAGGAGAAATTCCTACTAAACCTGTGATAGTTGATACTCTCTATCGATTAAAAAAGATAGGTTTTACTCCATTTCAAATAGCAAAAAGGATTGGCTGGACAGAAAAACAAGTTAAAATGCTTTTTAAAGAATTTCCAAAAATTAAAGAATTAGGAAAACAATTGCGGAAAATGAAATAATAAAGTTGTTGTTTAATAACTTGGGGAAGGGGAGGGATTGCCCCTTTACCCCAGTATTCCAGAAATTAAGCTGAGGCAAGTATCTAAAATGCCTAAAAAGAAACATAGAAAACATACACCAATAGTTACTGAACAACAGCGAAAATTCTTCGGTGCTGAATTAGGTCGGCTTAGAGCAGGAAAAGCAACAATTACCGGAATGTCAGAAGAAGAACTAAGGCGACATTTAAAAGAAGCTAAAGGAAAAAGATTGCCCAAAAGGAGAAAAACAAAAGAAGCATTAGCCAGAAGCAGAGAATTAAGGAGGCAACTCGCTTAAAAAACAACATGCCAAAATTAACCTTGCATGAATTTGAAAGAAGATTAAGGGACATTAGGAAAAGAAAACCAACGCCAGAAGAATTAAAATTTGAGGCTGAGCAAAGAATGAGAGTGATAAAACCATTAATAGATTTCCCGAGAGAGACAATTGAAAAATTATTAAAAGACCCAAAACTCAGAGAAAGATGGTGGAAAAAAGGAATATTAAGGGAATGGGTTTAAAAATATGCCAAGACATCCATTAACACAAGAAGAATTTAGGCGTCGATTAGAAAAAGCCA